CTTGCCGGGTCATTCGCACGGTTAGGCATTTCGCCTAGATACGCCGTCTGGGTTGTTCCCATCGTTGGCAGGCTTTCGGGCCTGTCGTATCTCCGGTCGCCGGTAGAGGCAATGCGGTCTGTTTGGTGTTGCGTCATCTTGTGAAAGAACAGGAGGTCCGTTTGAGGGCCTCATCCGGTCTCAACCGGCGATGAGTGAATTTAAGCAAACTGAAATACCAGAGTCAAGCATGCTGAAGTAAATATTTAAGCAATCTGAAATTTGATGGCAGAATGCTGCCCGGCTCCTGAAATCGGTAGGGTGCTTACTGAACATGAATCGCAGGCAATAAAAAACCCGCCGGAGCGGGTCTTTTAAGCTGTTAGGTCTACAGGTTCTTTAATGTGAGCCAAGAGAAGAAGGCGCAGCCAAGAGCCATACATATCCAATCTTCTTTCTTGGCCTGCTTATTACCAATGCAGCTGAGCAAAGCGATACCACATATTACAGACATGCCTGACACAAAGAGTAACCCAGCTTTCCGGTAGCCAGCCAGGAACAAGATCAGATCGGCTGCTACCAAAATAAGGCCAGCCAGGAAAGCCCAGCCTAATACGCTGTTCTTTATATCAGGTCGCATATCATCTCTTTTTAAGGTTGATAGTGGCCTGAACTACAACCCCAACGATCTTGCAATCCGGCTCAAGCTTTATAAGCGGATAGCTAGGATTTAGCGGCTTAAGAAACTGCTGCCCAGAATCCTCAATCAATTGCCTAAACGTAGGGCCTGCGCTGCCTGGGAGCATCGCGATGATTAGATCATCAGGCGTCGGATCGACGTTGGGGTCAACCAGAATCATAGTTCCTTCTGAAATGCTCAGGCCGGTGGGGGACTTCATTGCGTCACCCTTCACGTCAACCCAAAATGCATTTCCTTGTGCGTCATAATCGCTCACTTCAAAACGCCCGACCAAATCTGTAGGGAATTCCTTAGTTGTAGACCACGACTCTATCTGAGTCCAACTAAGTACTGGATATGTGTACAGGTTGGCAGACTTCTTACCGCTTGTCGACCCTTCGTCGGGACGTTCTGGACCTTCACCTATTGCAATCCACATGGCGTTGAAGCCTGTGGCTTTTGCAAGGGCGTACAAATTCTCAGGCTTGAGGCTTTTGCTCTCGCCTGTAATCCATTGAGTGATTGCCGAGTTAGCTACGTTACAAGCTGCAGCTACCTCGCCCTTTTTCAAGCCAGAGACCGTAATGGCCTTGGCGATTCGCTCGTGTCGTTCCATGTTCACGATTTTAAGTTTTCTTAAATTAAGCATGCAGACCACTGCATTCATCACTTGAACTCATTATTTAAGTATGCTGAAATACATAAAAGCTACCAGAGGAAGGCTTTATGAACGTCAGCGAGGCAGTCGCTCACTTCGGATCGAAAAGCAAGCTCGCTGCTGCGCTGGGGATTAAGCCAAGTGCAGTAACGATGTGGGGCCAAACGATCCCCTTAACCCGGCAATACCAAATCCAGGTTCTGAGTAAAGGCAGGCTAAAGGCCGCCACAGAACCAAAACCTAACACAGCAGCTTAACCAGCAACACAGGAGCAGTACCCGCAATGAGCAACCGTAGTACGTACCCATACCCCACAAAGGCGATGCATGACAACGAGATCAAGATTCGCCTTGACGCTGAAACCTACCGGCTAATTGAAGCCCTGGCTCAGTTTCACAACGTTAAGCGTGCCGTTGTTGCACGTGACCTTTTAGAAGCCCAATTAGCTGCTCTGTATACCGATTATAACGAAGACGAAACCGCGGCCTGAAGGCCCTATGGCAGGGCCTATGAATGAGCAATCCGTTGTACTGCGACACAAGGCTAAAGCCGCACTCAAGGCTGAGGCAGAAAGATTAGGGATAAGCGAGGAGGAGCTAGCGGTAAGGATGTTGAAAGACGAGTTGAGAAAGAGATTCGTACCCAAGATCACCAGGGCATCGATCCACTCAATTCGGCAGAAGCGTAACGGGACAGATGATCAGAAATGAAAAAGCCGGTGGCTAGACCGGCTTAATCAACAACACAACATGCGAGAAAAATTATGGCAGTACTTCGATCAATAAGTAAAGGGCAGTTGAGAATGCAGCTCAACGAAGTGGCCGGCAATGCGGTCGCCGTCTATCCGGCCTTTCGTAAGGTTCTAGGCCTGAATGCTGCTGCTGCTCAGTTCCTCTCGCAAGCCGTGTACTGGACTGAGCGCACCGAAGACGGTTGGTTTTACAAGACTGAAGCTGAGTGGATGGATGAAATCGGCCTATCCATCAAAGAAGTCCGCTCATCACGCAAATCTCTTGTTGCTATCGATCTGCTTGAGGAGGTCCGTAAGGGAATCCCAGCCAAGATGCATTACCGGGTCGATACCAACCTGTTAATGGATTACTTGTCCGGCCAAAAGGTAATAACAAGTTGTGCCCCAACGGTAGAACTGGTTGTTACCAAAGGGCAGGACAGGTTAGCCCTTATCGGCACAACTATTACAGAGAATACACAAGAGATTACACAAGAGACTACTTCAGAGATTATTCCGGCCCAGCCCGCTGAAGCGGTCAGTGCGGTCGTCGAAGGTGAGTTGGTCGATGAGGGTCAAGGCCAAGATCTGATTCCTGTTAACCCAGCTACGCAATCAGGTCCACGCTGCGCCATCCCCGATGACATGCCCGGCCCTAAAGACGCTGAATGCAAGACCTACAAGGCTTGGGCCAATTACGCGTTTGCTTACCGCAAGCGTTACACCACTTGGCCAGTTTGGAATGCCAAGGCCGGTGGACAGCTAAGCCAGCTGATTGATCGCATTGGTGCTGAAGCCGCCCCGCAAGTCGCCGCGTACTACCTGACCATCAACGACGCTCGCCTGATCAACGACTGCCACAGCTTGAGCCTTTTGCTGGCAAAGGCTGAAGGGATTCATACCCAGTGGGTGACTGGTCGCCAGATGAACAGCCGCACCGCGCGCCAGCTGGAAGACACGCAAGCCAACATCAACGCAGCGCAAGAAGCTGCAAGCCTGATCAAGCAAGGAGGCAACAAGAATGCTTTCCTCTGATGACATTGCAGATCTTGCCATGGCTATCTGCGCTACTGCTGAGACGCTTGGTCAGACCATCAGCGCCGGTGCGGCAAAGATCATGGCTGAGGATCTGGCTTGTTTTGAAAAGCCATTGATTGGTGATGCGCTGCGTGCGTGTCGCCGTGAGCTGACCGGAAAGCTCACCCTGGCCGCCATTCTTCAGCGCATCCAGGCTGCTGATGGCCGTCCAGGCAAGGATGAGGCTTGGTCTATTGCTCTGGCCTCGAATGACGAGTTCGACACCGTAGTAATGACTGAAGAAATCATGCAGGCCATGTCGTCGGCTCGCCCAATCCTGAGCGCCGGTGACAAGGTTGGAGCCCGCATGGCTTTTCTGTCCACCTATGAGCGCTTGGTAGAAGACGCCCGTAAACAAGCCGTCCCGGTCAAGTGGTCAGTATCGGTTGGATTCGATGCCCAGCGGCGCCTTGCTGCTATTGAAGAAGCTGAGCGCCTAAAGCGCCTACCGCCCCAAGTTGCACAAGAACACAAGCTCCGCCTTGCCTATGAACAGCCAAGCAGCAACGGCATAGCCATAGCGGGCCTGTTAACCGGCGCGGTATCTCAGCCGACCGTTGACGTTAAAGAAAAGCTCGATGCTATCCGGGCCGACCTTAAGCAGAAGTGCATTGAGAAGCAGGCTGCTCGCAACCGCCAAGTTCAAGACATTACTCGTGACCTTCAGGAGCGCCAAGCCAAAGCACAGGCAGCCCTGGCCGCGCTTAAGGAGAAGCAGGCATGAACTGGAAAACCAAGACCAAGTACAGCATCAGCAGCGGCGCCTACACAATCGCCAAGTACATGATAGCCACAGAAGCCCGCTATCAGGCGTGGCTAGGTTCCGAAGCTATCGGCCACCCCTGCGACACGGTGAAGGAAGCCAAGGAGCGCTGCGAGCGCCATTTGCAGATCATGGGTCCAACGGAGAAGGCAGCATGAATGACCGTGAATTGCTAGAGCTGGCTGCCAAGGCGGCAGGTATTCCATCTGAAAGCATCTGGCCCGTCAGCAGTGAGTATTTGGATAAAGCTTGGAACCCGCTCACGGACGATGGCGATGCACTGCGGTTAGCGGTGAAGCTTTGTATCGACATCAAGCACTATGACCTTTATGTCGTCTGCTGGGCCGGATTCATTGGCACCGGAAAAATCATGCATGACCAAGATCCTGATGCAGCTACCCGCCGCGCCATAGTGCTCGCTGCTGCTGAGATAGGGAGGTCCATGCCATGACCATCCACACCCTAACCACAGAGACGCTAGTAGAGCTTGCTGAGCGTTCATGGGCTGAAGGCTACGACCGAGCTACTGCTGTAGCACAGGAAGGCGATCCCGCTGATGTGAAGGGGAGTCAGGCCTACCACGACGCACGGTGCAGGGACGTAGAGCGGCTTATGAGCTGGCTGGAGGGGAAGCGCAATGGTTGATATCAACACTCTATCGCCAAACGCTCGCTCAGCTGCCATGCGTGGTGGTGTTTCCGGCTGGGGCCAAGTAGGCGGTATGCCCGGCCATATCCGCTACATGGAGCTTCGTAAGAAGCGCCCTGGACGTCAGCCCAAGTGCGGCTGTGGCTGTAATACCCCAAAAACCCACCTCGGTTTTGCCAACGGCGTGTGCCTCACGTCTGGTTGTGAAATGAAGATCCGCCGCTGGGTGAAAGAGGGTAACCGTGGCTGAGCGCGTATTCCGTATCAATGAGGAGGCCGGCCTGCGTGCCGCCTTCCTAGCTGCCTGGAACCTAGCCGGTGGAATGATCGGTAAAGCCAAGCATGGGCTTGAGATCGTCATTCGGCCAATGAAGGACAAGCGCAGCGTCCAGCAGAACCGCAGATATTGGCTATTGCTGCGCGAGCTGTCCGGTATGGCCTGGATCGATGGCAAGCAGTTCAGCGACCAGACGTGGCATGAGTTCTTCAAGCGCACCTTCATTGGCTGCGAAGAGCTGGCTATGCCCGATGGCACGACGGAGCTGCGCGGCATCAGCACTACCAAGCTAAGCGTCGATGAGTTCGGCGAATACATGATCCAGATTGAGCAGTACGCGGCTGAGCAGGGATGGCCCTTGCTGGCAGGCGAATGGAGGCAAGCAGCATGACCACTCTCGAAGAAATCAGCGTATGTCCATTGGCTAACCGTGAGTTCTGGACTGAGCGTGCCCGCTTCAACCTGATCAACGCTCGAGAGCTGCGCGGTGCTGATCTAGCACTGGCTTTGGCTGCTTTCCGCCGAAACATGAAGAACCGCCGTGAGCAAACCTACTTGGATAAGCGGGTGGGGCAGCTGGATATGTTCGGGGAGGCCGCATGACTTTCCTCCGCCAGCGCCAACCCGCCTACCGATCAGAGAAATGGCTAGCAGCCGTCCGGTCATTGGAAAACTGCGTGCTGTGTGGGGCCTATGGCGTCCAGGCAGCACATGTAAATCGTGGAAAAGGAATGAGCCAGAAAACTGATGACTGCCTGACTGCAGCTCTATGCCTGTCATGCCATCACCAGATCGACAACGGACACAGCCTGAGCCGTGATGAGCGGCGAGCCGAACTAGACAAGGCCGTAGTCCTGACCCTACAGCAGTTGGCCCAGCGCGGCCTCATCGATGTGAAGAAGGTGAAGCCATGACAGGGATGATCATCAATAACGGTAACCCCATCGCCGTCACGGTCGAGTACGGCGATGGTGAGAAAAGGATATTTGGCACCCTGGCTAAGGCGCTTGAGTTCGCTGATCAGCTGAGGGAAGAGAGAGACAGGGCTAGGGTCATGAAATCTCTAGCTGACAAGCCGCTGGATGAGGTGAATTTCCTATGAGATTCCCTGACGACCAGCTGGACATGTTCAGCCAAGAGAAGCACCCACACCTTCATGATTTCAACGAAGAGAGAACCGATAGGGTGGCCAGTTCGCACGGAGACGGCGAGCACTACCGGGTAGGGGATGACTGGCTGAAGTTGTACGGCCTGTTTGGAGGTGCGTAATGACAAACATCAAGCCTTGCCCCTTCTGTGAAGGCCCTCCCTGCATTCAGGTAAAGGACTCCTTGACGGGCAACAAGCTGTACGCGGGCCAGTGTGAGGAAGACACCTCTATGACCGCATACGTTTGGTGCCATGAGTGTGCAGCGCGTGGGCCTGAAGTTGACTCGGACGACCTAGCCATCTTCGAAAACAAGCACGAACTGACCTTCGAGGAAATGGAGCGGTTGGCGGTGGAGAAGTGGAACGATAGGCACAACCAGTCGCGCCATCTGTATGAGAAGTCATGCGCGAAAGAAGGGGACGGCCAATGACCACTATCACCCTCCCATGGCCGCCAAGCAATAACACCTACTACCGCCGCGTCGGGGCCAAGACCCTGATCAGCGAGAAAGGCCGTTCCTACACCCAGTCAGTAGCAAAGCTGTGCTGGGCAACACGGATACCAAAGCATGAAGGAAGGCTGCGAGTGGAAATCACAGCCTACCCGCCTAACAGAGCCACAAGAGACCTCGATAACCTGTTCAAGGCGCTCTTGGACTCTCTAACCAAGGCAGGCGTCTGGAATGACGACAGCCAAATCGATGACCTACGCATTATTCGCGGCCCAGTAATGGCCGGTGGATTGGTACAGATTGAAATCGGAGAGCTCTCACTATGCGCCTGAAGTCTGCTCGCATTGCTTGGCATGACTGTTTTTATCAGTCTCGTGTATCCGTTCTGGCTATCGCTGAAGAAACAGCGGCGCTAGGGGCCTCAATTCAACGCACAGAGCGAGATGGTCGCACAATGATGGCAATGCACCAGGCAGTGTGTGGACGCATCCAGAAGGCCATACAGACGCTTCCGCTGCATCTACGTACATTTGGTGACTGGATGTACTCGCCACTAGCGACAGATGATCAGAAGGATTATGTCGAAGCTCTTATCTACCAGATGGCACATATCAAGTTCGAGATGACACTGAAGAAGAAGGACAAGGCGAGGGCAGTGGCAAGGGCAGTGTTGTTCCGCTATCGCCGGATGCATCAAGGAGGTCAAAGCGAAGGTATTGATCCGCTAGCCAAACCTGAGCACTTCCGTAAGTGGGTGGAGCTTGAATGCGGTGTCAAGATCAGCGAATTTAACTTCTGCCGCGAATGGGAGGAGTACATCGAAGAGTGCTTCAACGTCTGTAATGACTTGGATCGAGACGCGCTCAAGCCTGTATCCCAAGCCATTGGAGTGATGCGACAAGCGGCATAGAAAATATTAATGTTATAACGTTTGCATTTTGATCAACTTTTGCTATGCTTTTCTCATGATTTAAGACTTCGCCCTAAAGCTTTCTGAGCTTAGGAAAGGAAGAGCCCGTTGATTCCCTGCTAAAAGTCTCTCGGAGCCTTCCAAAAGAACCCGGCCACTGTGTCGGGTTTTTTATTGCCTGAAATAAGGCCCTATTTAGTCCCATGCGTGCTCCCTTCTGGATACAAGCCCCATGTCGTGACGAAGCGCTGGCCGACGCAATGGCCATTCAATTCAATGCTCGGAGATAGAGATGGCCGAACCCACGACCAGCTTAGGTACACCGCTGGCGGCGGGATTTTTCGGACTCAGTTTAGCCAGCATATTCCCCGGAGTGGACTTAGCCGCCGTAGTAGGCGCGTTCGGGGGAGCGTTTGCGTTCATTATTTTTGCCAAGGATCTCAAGGTGCTGCAGCGCTTGGGCTACCTCTTTGTGGGGTGGATAGGCGGCTATTTCGGAGCGGTTGAACTGCTTGCCCAAAAGTGGGCGCAGACCAGCGGCTTTGCAGCATTCATAGCAGGCCTTATCTGTGTAGTTGTCTGCATCTCAGTACTTGAAGCCTTTCAGACTGGCCGCGCGCCAAGGTGGCTGTTGTTCATTCTGAATCGCTTCTTCGGTAAGCGAGACACTCCATGACATCCACCACAGTATTAATTCTGCTAACGATCCTCTTTGCCAGCGTCTCGGCCTTTTACTACCGCCGAGATAACCAGCCTGGAGCGATGTGCGCGGCAGCGATGACTGGTGCGATGGCAACCTACGGGTATCTGTCCGAGCCGATTCGGTATTCAGCCCTTGCTCAAGCATCGGTATGCGCCGGCATCGCAATAATGATCGCGTTCAAGTATTCAAGAGGCCGATCCAAGTATCGCCTCCTACCTAGTCTGTGCGCATTTGGCCTGGCATCTGCCACGGCTCAGCAATGGCTCAGCATATCCGGCCGCATCCTCGTGTATGGGGAATGGCCGGAAGTATCCATCTACAACACCATCATCCTTGCCATCATCCTGATACTGGTATGTCGAGCGAACGGAAACGTCGCAAAGATCGCCACATGGGATGAATGCTGGGATGGAAGAACAGAGCGGAGACGGCGTTAATGGCTATCGACATGGCAAGGCTTCAGCGTCGTCTTGCCGCCAAGGAAGACAAGCGCAACAAGCCATACAAGGACACAGAGGGAAAGCTGACCATCGGTATCGGTCGCAACCTCGACGACAAGGGGCTGAAAGACTCTGAGATAGCCTTTCTGCTTGCTAACGACATCGATGATGCAATCACAGACGCTATAGCTGTGGTGCATCGCTACCAGTCACTTGATGGAGTCAGGCAAGAGGTCGTCATTGAGATGGCATTCAACCTTGGTCGTGCTCGTTTAGCTGGCTTCAAGAAGATGCTAGCCGCTATTGGTAATCAGCAATTCGACCTAGCCGCTACTGAGATGCTGGACAGCAAGTGGGCCAAGCAAGTGAAAGGCCGCGCTCAAGAACTCGCCAAGGCAATGCGTACTGGCACTTGGGGCTGATATGAACCTACTCATCCCTCGCATATGGGCATACCTAGCGGTATTGGCCCTTGGTGTTGCGATATGGGGTCATGGCTGGGTGACAGGAGCAACTCACAACCAAGAGAAGGAACTGAAGCAGACCGTCAAGGACGTTCAGGTACTGGTCAAGGTAAGAGATAGGGTAGTCACTCAGTATGTCGACAGAGAGAAGATCGTTTACAAACAGGCCGACACAATCATCAAGCAGGTGCCGGTCTACATCACGCCTGAAGCTGATGATCAGTGCCCTGTGCCTGATGGCTTTATCCGCGTGCACGACGCAGCGGCCCGAGGAATCAGTTTGGATGCTGCCCCCGGCACTCCTGATGCAGCAACCCCGAGAGCTTCAGCCGCTACCAGCAGGCCCTAAAGTCAGGCTGAGCACGATAGCTATCACCGTTACCGAGAATTACGCCGCCTGTAGAGCCAACGCTGAACAGCTCAGCAGCCTACAGCAGTGGATAACCGAGCAAGACCACATCATCAATGGCCAGTGACCGAGCTCAGTTGTCCGGCGCGGCAACCCAGGAGACCAGTCACATGGCCGAAATGCCCAAAATAGTCGTTATTACAGACGACGAACTCACTGCGCTCATCGATAGCAGTGTTACGAAGGCTATAGCGCCGTTATCGGCTGCAATTGCCAAGATCAATGCAGGCACACCGGTTACACCGGTAGAAACACCTCAGAAGCCCGTAGAGACACCTACAGCGCCAATCGAAACGACAACCCTAAGCCTTGTGCCTAATGCACAGGTAACCGGTGGTGATTGGATCGATGGTGTATGGGTAGCTGATAACGTTGCTCGTATCTCGGTAGCCAGTAACCCAGTGCTCAAGATTGGCCGTAGCGCCATGATGGGCGATGGATCAAACCGCAACGTCAAGAACGTCGAAGTCTTCAATGACAAGACGTCAGTAACATTTGACGGCGCCAAGCTTGATCCAAGTAAAGTGGCTGGTAAGCCGGTGGTATTCACCGTCCCAAAGTCTGAGGGGTCACCCGCACCGGTGACTCCAAGCGTACCGGCTAATGATCCGGCTCCTGTTGCTGGTTCGAACCCTAACCTAACGCCGAAAGGCCTCTTCTGCGTCAACATCGGCCAGGCCGGTGGTGGTGAGACTGTCCTGCCCGGAAAGGCAGGTACTAATTACTTCTGGGCTAGTGCTGCACAGATCACGCGTTGGGCAGGATTCGGCGCCAAGAAAGCCCGTGTCGGCATTGCTTGGGAGCGTATTCAGCGCAAGCTATTTGGCCCGCTTGATCCCGGCTACAGCAAAGAGTTACTAGATAACATCAAACTCCACGGCAAAGTGGGGCTCAAGGTTCTAGTGGATGTTCACAACTACGTGGGCTACTCCACCACGAACACCGCAGTCAACCGCCAGAAGATCGGAACAGCAGCAGTACCTCATGGTGCGCTGGCTGACGTAGACGCCAAGATTGTCGCGCTGATCAAGTCAGATCCAGAAGCATATGCAGCCTTCTACGGTATCGACCTGTGTAATGAGCCTGTAGATATCCCCTCAGTGGATGTCTGGGTGAAAGAAGCCCAGCTGTGTATCGATGAGATCCGCAAGATTGATATGCAGTGCGCCATTGCGGTTGAGTCCTTTGACTGGGCAACCACAGCACGCTTCAAGGCGCTGGGTAACGAGAAACTATTCACCCTGAAAGACCCAGCTAACCGCATCGAGATCCATACGCACCTGTACATGGACGCGAATGCTGGTGGTGGCTATGGGCATGACAACATTGACCCTCAAGTCGGTGTTAATCGGATGAAGGAGTGTATAGCCCTCTGTAAGGCAGCAGGCTTCAAGCACTGCCTAGGTGAGGTGGGCGCTCCTGGCTATATGCCAAACGCACTGAAAGCACTCAAGAACGCGCTTATCTATGCACGAGACAACGGCTCAGACTGCTATGCATGGTGGGCTACTGAGACGGCCAAGGAAAACATCATGAGCCTTGAGGCCGATCGCAATAAGCCCGCTCTGGATGCATTCCGCGAAGTCTTCAAATAGGTGAAGGCCATGACACAGTGGAAGGTCACATTCGTAAACGATACGGACACTATCCAGAAGGCCGAAGAGAAGATCATTGACGCTGAGATCGTAGAGCTGAGAGGCAAGACAGCCACTTACTACGACCGAGATGATGTCGAGATCGATATTGACTACAACGTCGTGCACGTTGAGAGAGTTATTGAGTAATTGGCAATGATATGGGTAGACCAACAAGCTACAGGGCGGAGTACGCCGCGCAGGCACTCAAGCTTTGTAAGCTGGGCCTGACCGATAAAGAACTAGCTGAATACTTCGAGGTGTCCGAGCAGACATTGAATGCTTGGAAGAAGGCTCATCCTGCGTTTCTTGAGTCCTTAAAAGGCGGCAAGACCTTGGCTGATGCTGAAGTCGCCTCGAAGCTATTCCATCGTGCCACTGGGTACGAACACCAAGACACTGATATCCGCGTTATTGATGGGCAGATCGTCCAGACGCAGATCATCAAGCACTATCCACCTGATACTACTGCTGCAATCTTCTGGCTGAAGAACAGACAGCCGGCCAAATGGAGAGACAAGCCCGTCGAGTCTGATCCAGATGATGTAGTGCCGATGCGCGTTGAGGTTACAGTCAAAGATGCCCGTAAACCCGACGCTTAATGTCCCTCAGTCGCGCTTCCTTGCACTGCCGCACAAGTTCAAGGCTTTCGTAGCTGGGTTTGGCTCAGGCAAGACATGGGTAGGCTGTTGTGGCCTGTCCAAGCATATGTGGCAATGGCCTCGTATCAACGCGGGGTACTTTGCTCCCACCTATAGCCAGATCCGAGACATCTTCTATCCAACTATGGAAGAGGTTGCTCATGAGTGGGGCCTTAAGGTTCTGGTCAACCAGGGTAACCATGAGGTCCACGTCTACAGCGGTCGGTCTTATCGTGGAACGATCATCTGCCGCTCGATGGAAAAGCCTCAGACCATCGTAGGCTTCAAGATTGGTCATGGCCTGGTCGATGAGCTGGACGTGATGAACGCCAATAAAGCCCAAGAGGCTTGGCGGAAAATCATCGCTCGTATGCGCTACAAGGTAGACGGGCTAAAGAACGGCGTGGACGTTACAACCACCCCTGAAGGGTTCAAGTTCGTCTATCAGCAGTTTGCCAAGCAGGTTAGAGAGAAGCCTGCCATGGGTGAGCGGTACGGTCTGATTCAGGCCAGCACCTATGACAATGAGCTAAACCTACCGGATGACTATATTCCCTCGCTGTTCGAGTCTTACCCAGAACAGCTGATTAGGGCGTATCTGAACGGCCAGTTCGTCAACCTGACGTCTGGATCGATCTACCACACCTATGACCGCAAGCTGAACGCCTCGCAGGAGACGATACAGCCGGGAGAGCCGCTGTTCATTGGCATGGACTTCAACGTTGGCAAGATGTCGGCCATCGTTCATGTGAAGCGCTTGGGTATGCCTCATGCAGTGGATGAGATCATTAACGGCTATGACACGCCGGACATGATCCGAAAGATCAAAGAGCGCTATTGGTTATATGCCGATGGTGACTATCGGAATACAAGGCAGATCAGGATTTACCCTGACGCCTCTGGTGATTCTCGAAAGTCGGTGAATGCCAGCACAACGGATATTGCCCAGCTCAAGCAAGCAGGCTTTGCCGTAATCGCGCCAAACTCTAACCCTCCGGTTAAGGATCGCATCAACGCAATGAATGCGATGTTCTGCAATGCCCAAGGGGAGCGCAGATACAGGGTAAATGCCGACAAGTGCCCGACCTATGCCGACTCACTAGAGCAGCAGGTGTGGGGCTCTAACGGCGAACCAGACAAGACACAAGGCAATGACCATACAAACGATGCCGGGGGGTACTTCATCCACAAGGACTATCCAATCGTTAAGCCGGTCACCTCAATCAATATGGGATTTGCACGCTAATGCCAGACGTTACATACCAAAGGCCCGAGCTGACCGCCGCGCTAAGCCGTTGGCGGCTCGTGCGGGACGTCTGCAAAGGCTCAGAGAAGATCAAGGCGGGAAGCTTTCACTACCTACCTAAGCCAAACCCACATGACAAGAGTGAGGAGAACGAGGAACGGTTCAAGTCCTACCTTGCCAGGGCAGTGTTCTACAACGCCACCGGCCGGACCAAGAACGGTCTGGTCGGTGCAGTCTTCACAACCTGGCCGACGCTCAAGGTTCCTGCGTTACTTGATTACGTCAACGAGGACATCGACGGCTCAGGGGTGAGTATCTACCAACAGAGCCAATCGGTAATCGGGCATCTGCTTGAGACGGGCCGTCATGGGCTCCTGGTGGACTATCCAGCCATCGAAGGCAATGCATCTCTAGCTGACCTGCGGGCTGGGCGTGTTCGTGCCACCGTGACGAGCTATGAGGCTGAGGCGATCATCAACTGGCGTACTCGTCTGGTTGGTGGTCAGCGCGTCCTGTCTCTAGTGGTCCTGAAAGAGCAGTATGAGGTTGAGACGGATGACGGCTTTGGCATCGAGACCAAGGACCAATACCGAGTTCTGCGCCTGGATGATGCCGGCAACTACATCGTCGAACTGTACCGTGAAAACGGTGGATGGACGCTAGCTGAAGATCCGCGCATGCCTACTGATGGCAGCGGGAAGCCTTGGAAGGAGATTCCTTTCACTTTCCTCGGCTCAGAGAATAACGACGCCAGTGTTGATGATGCTCCGC